TGCACCAATTTTTGCACAAGCAAAGCGCAAGTTTGATTTGCCAACACCAGGCGAATACATGGCAGCGATGCACATTGGCGGAGAAACTTTCCGCAACGTTGCAGCAGCCGCACGCGAGTTTGCAATTTCAAAGCAGTCAGCACTTCAAGCAGCTGCAGGCGATGTGCTCACGACCGATACACCTGGTCTTTTGCCAGTACCAGTTCTTGGGCCAGTATTTGATGATTTGAACTACATCCGTCCAGTTGTAACAGCAGTTGGCGCTCGCGCGATGCCAGACGGTGGACAGTCAAAGACATGGATTCGCCCAACGTGGACAACCCACACCTCGGTAGGTTCACAGTCACCAGAACTTTCAGGTGTATCAGCAACCACGCCAGTCATCGCATCAAACGTTGTTACCAAGTCAACACTTGCAGGCCAAGTAACGTTGTCAGTACAAGACATCGATTTCACTTCGCCCGCCGCGATGGAAATCATTTTGCGAGACCTCGCAGGACAATACATGTTGCAATCGGACGCAGTCGCATGTGCCGCAATTCTTGCAGGCGACACAGCATCAGGTTCAACTTGGACAGTTACCGCAAACGACCCAACATCGTTGATCGCAGCGCTTTACGATGCAGCAACCGACATCCTCACCGCAACCAACTTCTTGCCTGATCACATTTTTGTCAGCACGGACGTATGGAAAAAACTGGGCAGTCAGTTGGACGCAGACAAGCGACCAATTTTCCCATACACCGGCGCAGCAGGACTCATGGGCGTCAACGGAATGGGCACAGCAAACGTGACACAAATGAACACGTTTAACCCACTCGGACTCAACCTTGTTGTGGATCGTGCGTTTGCCGAAAACACCATGGTCGTAGCACGCGGATCTGCAATTGAGTTCTACGAGCAAGTGCGTGGAATTATGTCGGTAGAAGTACCTGCAACCTTGGGTCGCACATTCTCCTACTACGGTTACGTCTCAACCTTTATCGCAGACGGCGATCAGGTTAAGTCAATCGCAATCGCTTAGTCGAGAGCGGAATAACCGCTCATGGCTACATACACAGTTACCAACAAGTACCTGATTGATGACTTCGCCGTACTGCAACTCCTGACCCCCAGCGAGATTGCAGTCGGCCAGTCAATCACGGTCGCAGGCGTTGACGCCACATTTAACGGCACTTACTCTGTGCGCGCATTGCCACAGTATTTGTTTATTGGCGTTGATACCGAAGGCGATCTGCTTTACGACTACCAGATGCCGATTGCCGATCAAGTGCTTTATGCACGGGTCGCAGACAATGTTGAGCGCATTGCCGCGTCTGGCACCGTGTCGTACGACCCTGTTTGCACGTGGGTATCAGCAAGCCAGGTTATGTCGTACCTTGGCATCACGATCGCAAACCCATCAGATGATTACACGTTGCTTACGCAGTCCGTGTCGGCTGGGTGCCAGTTTGCGTATCGCCGAAGGCAGGAGTCAAATTACATCGACTCGCTAAGCGTCTCACCAGGTGGAGATGTCACATTGGGCACTTTGATGTATTGCGCGGCGTTGTGGCGCTCTAGGGGCTCAATAGAGGCAACCTATGCCACGTTTGACGGCATGGGCTCGGCACCCCAGCAAAGCCTGACTCCGATCGTCAAGCAGCTGCTTGGCATCCCACGTCCAGCGGTTGCCTAATGGCCTACACCGACCTGTTTAACGAAGCGATTGATGACGTAACCGCAACGCTGACCGCGGTATCTGGTCTGCGTGTTGTAAACGACCCAACCAAACTTGCACCTAACTGCGTGTATTTGGATGCGCCAAACTTCACGACTATTGCAGGCAACGGCAACGTGGTACGCCTCGAGTTCCCCGTGAAAGTGATCGGGTCGGGCCCAGCAGGTCTGCCGGTACTTCGTCAGATTCTTAGCATCGTTGCAACCGTGCTCGGCTCCAAAATCATCGTCATGGGTGGCCGTCCGTCAAGCCTTGAGATTGGTGGCGCGTTGTATCCGTGTTATGACCTTGATTGCGCTATTCAAGCCCAGACCGCATAATCCACTATGAGCAGTAATAAATCATCTACTATCTGAACAGAACTAAGGAGCAATCTTATGGCATCATCCACCTACCTCTCAAACCCAGTCCTCACGATTAACGCCGTTGATCTAACCGACATGTGCAGCGCAGCGACATTGACCTACTTGGTTGAAGCGCTCGAAGACACCGCGTTTGGCACCAACTCACGCAGTTACACCGCTGGCCTTGTCAACAACGAAGTGACCTTGACGATGTACGCATCGTTTGCAGCAACCGAAACTTATGCAACCTTGTTCCCTTTGGTTGGCACTAAGACCAACATCACATTGACCCCAGCGTCAGGTGCAGAGTCAGCAACCAACCCAAAGTTTATTTTGACTGGTTGCTACCTTGAGTCGTTGCCAGTTATCAACGCATCCCTTGGCGAGTTGTCAACCTATGACCTCACGTTCATGGGTGGCGCGCTAACGCTTGACACCACCGCACCATAATCACGGCTCCAAGCCGACATAGGAGAAACATGAAAATCAAGTTGCAGTTAAAGCGCACGCCCGACAGCGCACCCGAGTACTACTACACGAACCTGTTTGTGGTTACGGAATGGGAACGCCTTGAGCGTCGCAACATTCAACAGCTCTCGGCAAACCCGTTGTATTCGGATTACGCCTGTTGGATGCACACAATTCTAAAGATCAAAGGCGAGCAAGTTGGTGACAACTGGCGCGAATGGCTAAGCAAAAACCCTGACATCGACATCCTGCCGGTACTGGACGAGACAGACCCAAACCCTACGGACGCGGCACCTACCGCCGCCAACTAGCAGAGATTTTGGTCGCGGTCGGTTGGTGGCCTAGCGACATTGTGTTTGACGCTCGAGATATGGCAACGGTCATTAAAGTGCTTAACGAGGCAAACAAAAAAAGGAAATAACGTGGCGGAAGTATCGGCAAGGGTTGAGGTCGTAGGGCTTAAGGATGCTTTGAAGACCCTTAACAAGATTGACAAAAACTTGCGCCGAGAAATCACAACAAGTTACAAACAGATCGTTAAGCCTGTTATTGACGATGCAAACAAACTTGTGCCTACTGGCGTTCCGCTGTCTGGTATGGCGCGCAATTGGCAAACCCGATCAGGGTTTCAGATCTTGCCGTGGATACCTGGCATGAAACAAAAGATCGCTGCCAAGATCAACACTCGAGCAATCAAGGAATACAGCGGAAACAAAACCAATGTAGGCACGTTTGCCATTCAATGGAAAGGCGCGACTGGCACCATGTTTGACACGTCCATGGCTGGCTCATTGGGGCGCGCGCTAACTGCACGCTATGGCAGTCATTCGCGAGTAATGTGGAAAGCGTACGAGCAACGCCAAAGCGATGTCATGTCCGAGATGGAGCAATTGGTCAAGCGCGTCATGGATGAAGCGAACAGAGAGACCACGTAATGGCAATCAATATCCCGATCATTTCAGAGTTTGACGGCAAAGGGATTAAAAAGGCTATTGCCCAGTTCAAGCAACTGGAAACGACATCGGAGAAAGCCCAGTTTGCGATCAAGAAGGCAGCGGTGCCGGCAGCTGCGGCGCTTGGCGGTTTGGCGTTGGCGCTGGGTGATGCGACTAAGGCTGCGATGGAAGATCAGCAGGAACAGGCGGCGCTTGCGTTAACGCTTAACAATGTGACGGGTGCAAGTAAAGCCCAGACCGCACAGGTTGAGGAACAGATCAGCGCGATGTCTCGAGCGTCTGGCGTTGCTGACACCGAGTATCGCTTGGCATTAGAAGCACTTGTCCGTGGCACAAAAGATGTGGACATGGCCATGCGCGACATGAACCTTGTCATGGATATCAGCACAGCCACAGGCACAAGTAGCGCCACCGTTGCAGACGCGCTTGCCAAGGCATACCAAGGCAACTTCAAGGCGTTGCGATCGTTGAGCCCAGAAATGGCAACGATGATTAAAGAAGGCGCCAGCCTTAACGAGATTATGGACGTGCTGGGCGGAACGTTTGGCGGTGCTACCGCTGCAAGCGCGGAAACCGCAGCAGGCAAAATGAAGATTCTGTCTAACTCCATTGGCGAAACCAAAGAGTCAATCGGCGCCGCGCTCTTGCCAGTAGTCGAGGCCGTACTACCGATACTTAACAAATTTGCAATGTGGGCACAAGACAACCCACAAGCATTCCTAGCAATCGCTGGCGCTATCGGAGCAGTAGCCGCCGCAATCGTTGTCACCAACATCGCCATGGCACTCAACCCGTTCGCCTTGATCGCTGCCGGCATCGCATTGCTGGTGGTGGCGCTTGTGACCGCGTACAACAAGTTTGAGTGGTTCCGTGACGGCATTAAAGCAATCGTCAACACGGTGATCGGATTCTTTGCTGGCATGGTTAATGCTGCAATCGGCGCGGTTAACGCAATCGTGAGCGCGTACAACTCAATTCCGTTGTTGCCTGATTTGCCTAAAGTGCCGAACTTGCCTGTGCCACAGATTGGCGGAACACCGACACAAGTTGCTGGGCGTATGAATCTTCCGCGCTTGGCCGAGGGTGGCATCGTGTCGAGTCCTACGCTTGCCTTGATCGGTGAGGCTGGCCCAGAAGCGGTAGTGCCGTTAGATCGCATGCAATCTGGTGGCGGTATCACTATCAACGTCACAGGCGGTCTTGCCACAAGTGCAGAGATCGGCGAGTCGGTCGTTAACGCTTTGCGCGCTTATTCGCGTTCCGCTGGGCCGTTGCAGTTACAGGTGGCGTGATGCCAGGAGTATCGGTCGTTGATTCTGGCAACTATGACTTGCAGATCGCTACGGGGTTTCAGGTTGACGCTTTTGTTCTTGATGACGCGCTAAAAGGCGTTTTAGATAACACCGAGTATGTGCTTGACGGCACGACTGAGTTTGCCAATGTAATGGACTCGACTGTCAGCATCAACGTGCGGCGCGGTCGCCGTGACGTGGGCGATCAGTTCAGCGCTGGCACAATGACATTTACCATT